ACACCCAAAACGATTCACTGCACTTGTGGTGCAAATGGGTAGCAGAAGCATTAAACGATGCAGGGCTTGAGATGGTGGTCAACCTGCCAACTGGCAAGCAGTGGACTATCCCGTGGAGTAAAGACACGGTTAAAGAGAACATTTGGAGGCCGGTCCAGGAAGCTATCATTGGCAAGCAATCGACTACTGAGGCATACCGTCCTGAGTACAACCAGGTCTACGAGGTTATCCATAGCCGGTTCGCAGGTCATCATGGGATCACGCTACCTTTGTGGCCTAGCAAGGACAAGGAATAATGGGAGGGGCATTAAATTGCAGCGACTCAGAACTATGCACCTATTTGCAGGCGCTGGCGGAGGGATACTTGCCGACTTACTACTCGGACACCAACCAGTGTGTGCAGTCGAGATCGATGGATATTGCCAGCAAGTCTTATCAGCAAGGCAAAAAGACAATTGCCTTCCCTGGTTTCCAATCTTTGGCGATGTCGAGACCTTTAACGGAAAACCGTGGAGGGGCATTGTTGATGTCTTATCAGGAGGATTTCCATGCCAAGACATATCAACCGCAGGCGATGGAGACGGAATTGATGGGGAGCGATCTGGCCTCTGGTCACAGTTTGCAAGGATCATTGGCGAGGTTCGACCCAGTCTCGTTTACCTGGAAAACAGTCCAGCTCTCACTGTTCGAGGACTTGGAACAGTCCTTGGAGACTTGGCCTCGCTGGGGTTTAATGCTACATGGGGTGTGCTGGGAGCTGACTTCGCCGGTTTTGACCACAGGAGAGACAGAATCTGGATTGTTGCCGACTCCATTAGCAACAGACTGGAAGGGCGGGACTACAGCAGCGAGAAAAGACAACGGGAAACTGCGATTCGATCAATGGCGCGACTACATCAAGCTGGAATACGGCATGACATACCCGCACCCAACGCATTCGGAATTGCGAATGGGCTGGCCGACAGAGTGGACAGACTTAAGGCCATTGGGAATGGACAAGTTTCAAGCTTGGCAGCAACAGCATTCAGTATATTGCGAGGCAGATGAGTGAGAAAATGTCGCCGACAGTCATGCAGGACACCACTGCCAACAACAAAGCTGTCAGACAAGTGGCAAGCAAAAGGATTTTGCACAGTAGATTGCATGGCAGGTCACGGCATGGACAAGGCTCAAGAGGCTAGACAACGCCAACACAAGGCAGAGACCAAGACCCGCAAGGACAAGATTAAGACCAAAACAGAATGGCTGACAGAGGCTCAGACAGCGTTCAATCAATACATACGCGCCAGAGATCATGGGCGGGGTTGCATTTCGTGCGGCACGAACAAGCAGGATATTCAGTATCACGCGGGTCACTATCGAACCCGCAAGGCTGCACCACAACTGCGGTTTGATGAGGCTCAAGTTTTTTTACAATGCAGTTCTTGCAACAACCACCTATCAGGCAACCTAATCAGCTACCGGCGTGAGTTGCTGAACAGGATTGGGCAGGCAGAGGTGGACAGGATTGAATGCGATAACAGCGAGGCAAGGTTTACGATTGAAGATGCAAAGAAGATCAAGGCAGAGTACAAAAAGAAACTAGCAGACTTGAAGATGCGCCAGCCATAAGCCAGCGCACTTTGATTACAGTAGCACCAGCATGAACATGCCAGCGCAGATCAAACAAGTAAGAACACCACAGATGGCATCAATTTGTCGTGGTGTCATTTTTAATCTCCAATGTTTTGTTCACGGCCTCTTGCAAAGCCTGGTTGATGTACGCGGTGCGGGACATCTCGCACTTGTGTGCGGCTTTGGTCAGCGAGCGTATGAGGCCATCAGGCATACGCAGGCTGGTCGGGGTAATGGCTTTATCGTTCATGCTTGCAACTCCACTTTTACAAAGTTGAGGAGCTTGACCGCCCCAATCTGCTGCGCGGCAAAATAACCAACATTGTACTGCTGACGCTTTGCGCCAGTTCGGCTTGCGTAGCCGCTTGCGCCGTTACCGCCAATGTCGATGACTTCAAGAACACGCAGACGCTTGTCTGTTATCGGCTCGGCGCGAGCTGTTATTAACTCAGATCGCCATCCGGCAGGAGTTTTAACTGATGCGGTATATTTGATTAACATTTTCTTATCCTCTGTGTGTGGCCGCTTTGTGCTGCCGATGTAGTTACTTTAACACAACTGTATTGCAGTGCAATATAATATTGCACAATCGTTTAAATTAATAGGCATGATATTAATAGGGTAAATCTATGATGCAGCTTTTTGCTTAAAGCGGTACAATCAGGAGGCCAGAATCCGACTGGCGTTTCCTGTTGTGTGTGTGGTTCCTTTATCGCCCCTGAAACATGGGGCGTTTTTAAGGTGATGCGATGGCTGAGAAAGACCCAAGAATCAAGCGAGCAGGTGTAGAGGGCTTTAACATGCCCAAGAAAACACCTAATCACCCGACAAAGTCTCATGTTGTAGTCGCCAAAGTAGGTGATGAGATCAGGACAATCCGATTTGGGCAGCAGGGCGTTAAAGGCTCACCACCCAGAGCAAATGAGTCAGACGCTGATGCAGCCAGACGAGCAGCCTTTAAGGCTCGACATGCTGCGAACATAGCCAAAGGCAAATTGTCTGCGGCCTGGTGGTCTTCAAAGGTAAAATGGACATAACATGCCGCTTAAAACTGGTTACGGTAAAAAGACAATAGCATCCAACATCAAGACAGAGCTAAAGGCTGGCAAGTCTCAAAAGCAGGCTGTTGCCATAGCAATAAGTGCTGCCGAGAAGGCTAGACGCAAAAAGAAGTAACTGTGATAAGATAAGTTGTATCGCTCCCTGTGGGAGCATGACCTTATGGCTGGGGGCTAAAAGGTGAGCAGACCTTCTGAATACAATCCTAAATATTGCGCTATTGCCAAAAAAATGTGCGAACTTGGCGCAATAGACAAAGACATTGCACAGGCTCTTGGCGTAACAGAGCAAACAATCAATAACTGGAAAGTGGCAAACCCTGAGTTTTTTGAGTCCCTAAAGATTGGCAAATCTCAGGTGGACGAAAGGGTCAAGCAATCACTAGTACACAGAGCAATGGGCTACACACACACCGAAGATGATATTCGCATCATAAACGGTGAAATTGTTATAACCCAGACTGTGAAACATTACCCGCCAGACACAACCGCTTGCATTTTTTGGCTCAAGAACAGAATGCCAGACGAGTTTAGAACAAACCCAGATGTCGGCAATGACGAGATTTTAAGCAAATCAATTGAGATAGTCCGTGCGACTAAGCCTGACTGAACCTCAAGAAGAGTTTGTGTTCTGTGAACAGCCTTATCCAGCTATGGTTGCTGGTCTTGGTGCAGGAAAAACACAAGCTGGCATAATCAGAAACCTGCTGAAAATGCTGCAAACACCAGGCATCGACACAGCCTACTACATGCCGACTTATGATCTCCTGAAACTCAGAGCAATGCCAGGCGCACAGGAAATCATCTCAGAGCTTGGGTTAAAGCACAGCACAAACAAATCTGATTACACGATTACTGTCAAAGGCTACGGGAAGATGATCTTCCGCAGCTACGACAAGCCAGATCGAATCGTGGCTTATGAGGTTGCACACAGCATCGTTGACGAGTTGGACACACTGCCAAAAGACAAAGCAGCTTATGTGTGGCGAAAGGCAGCAGAGCGCAACCGGCAGAACTGCGGCCAACAGAACACGATGGGCAATGTCACGACACCAGACCAAGGCTTGTCTGGTTTCACCTATCAGAAGTGGGTTAAGAAAGCACAGGAAGGCTACCAGTTAATCAAGGCAGCGACAGCATCAAACCCTTACCTTCCTAAAAACTACATTGAGGATATTCGCAAAAACTACGACCCTATCCTTGCCGACATGTACCTGAATGGGGAATTTGTCAGCTTAAGCCAGAACAAGGTGTACCATTTCTTTGACCGGCACAAGCACCACACAACAAGAGTTTTGACAGCAGATGACAGGGCAATTTATGTCGGGCTGGATTTTAACATTGGCGGCTGCGCTGCTAACCTTTGGCTGATCGAGAACAATAAGCCAGTGGCAGTTGATGAGTTTGTGGCGCACGATACCCGCGACATCTGCAACAGGCTAGATCGCTACAGGCAAGGCGGCAGGATGATAACTGTCTACCCAGACGCATCAGGCAGGGCTGGCAGAACTAATGCAAGCCAGTCTGATATCCAGATAATCGAGCAGGCTGGCTACCGTGTGGACGCTCCTAATGCAAATCCGGCAATTCGTGATAGAATTAACGCTGTCAACGCTTTGTTTGCACATGATCGCATCAGTATTAATACTGACAGATGCCCAATGCTGACAGATGCGCTAGAGTCGCAAGGCTACGATGCGAAGGGTGAACCGGAGAAATACAACGATCACCCAAGTATCGATGACTACACAGATTCAATGGGTTATTTCCTGCACAGGAGATTCCCACTGGTTCGCCCAATATCACAGGCGAGGATTGCAGGCATATGATCACCAAGAACTATACCGGCGTATCAACGCCACATCCGGCTTATGAAAAGAACCTGCCTTTATGGGATCGGTGCATTGATGCCTCAGAAGGCCAGTATAAAATCCATGAGAAAAATACTGCTTACCTACCAAGATTGCGAAAAGAAGAACAAAACGACTATGAGAGCAGGCTGAAGAGAACTACATTCTTCAACGCTACTTGGCGAACCATCTCTGGCTTGAAGGGCATGGTCTTTCGCAAGCCAGCTAATATTGTTGCGCCAACAGGGGCAGAGCGTTTTATCAATAATGTTGATCTTGCCGGTACTCCACTGAATGTTTTTGTTCAAGGTGTATTTGAGCGAGTTTTAAAGACTGGTCGCAGCGGTATCTTGGTCGATTACCCGCAAATTGAAAACCCTGGTGGCTTTACTCGCGCTGG